ACTGAGAGCTGCAGAGAGGGAAGGAGAGGAGTTAGCCAGCCGAAGCGGCTAACTCAGGTACAAAGTGGGCGTTGTGGTGCTGAAAGAGGTAGTTTGAGTTATCACATTGAACAGTTTTCAAGCCGTAGTCTTTGTCAAGTATCTTAGAGACACTTGGACCATGGTAATGTTCTCCGTAACCCATACTCCCAAAGTCGTACTCTAACTCGCAAACATCTACACCATCCAACCCATATCGGCGATACATTGAAGTATCATCAGCAATAAAGGGAGGATAATTAGGATTATCGCGTGTTTTGTACCACATTGAGTCAGCAACATCTTTAGTGATGAGAGTTGGTCCAGTGCCTAATCGCTTGTTCAAGATGCCAATTAAGGCACTCGATGCATAAGGAAAAGTACACTTCAACAAACCCCGCTGGAAGGCCTCGGCTCGTGGACGGAGGGGGCCAGTACCCGGCAGATCACCATTACAAGCGCCAGACGCACGCAGAAACACACCAAGATTAACTAACGGCCGCCAATTGCCCTGTATATCAAGAACAGGGGAGTTCTTTAGGAATTGAATATCCTCAATGAACTCCAGTGGATTTGCACCAGTAATGATGTATCCAGCTGAGGCTGCAGCTCGCACAATCTCCTGACAAACCCCGTCGTTATCTAAAACTCCGGTGTAGTCAAGTTGACTGATAGCGAGGCCAATACAAAGATTGGCTAAGTTGTTAATACCTGTGGTGATTGTGCTCCCGGAGTAGAGTCGTGGGCTAGTGGGCCGCATAACAACTCTTTCTCTCTTGTCGCCACTGCATGAGTAAATACGCAGGGGGGCAGCACATTGTTTCACAAGGCGCGTCATATCATCCTTCGTAGGACCGTCAGGCATAAGGCAGATGAGTTCATTGAAGAGCCCAGGGCCATGTGACGCGTCGCAAGAGGAGATATCAAGATTGTACCTATCAACCTTCTTAGTCCGTGGATTTCTGATTGCCAAACAAGCATCGTCAGAGAAGTACAAGAAATAAAACCGGCCGGGAGGGTCGATTAGGTTCTTGAAATGTCTCTCCAACTCGAACGGGTCAGGAGACTTGCAGAAGGACATATGCCCTCCGTTAATCTCAACTGGCTCGTTTGCTTGCGCTGTCTTTAAGAAATGGGTTAAACGAAAGCCGAGTAAGGATGCGCCGACGCCAAGATCCCCGATTGAACGAGGTTTCTTGCCAGGTTTGGCCCACTCATTTTTCTTCAACTTCCACAGGACACTCTTGACCCACAAGGAACGTGAGTCCTCTACATCACCATTCTCAATCAATTCCGCCATCGCATGGATACGCAATAGTTTCTTCTCATGAGGATCGGCATAGTGCTGTAAAGCTTCAAGGGTAGCTCCTTGGTAATCTTCAAAATGTTTAGCATAAGAGGCGCGTAACATCTCAAAGAAAGGGCGATTTCTGCTAAGGAACGAGAGCTGGTTCGACAAAAGCTCTCGGTGGTACCCTGGCCTTTCAGGACACCTCTCTCCAGTTAACCGGCGCATAGCAACCCTAAAATTGTGGTTGGTATTGCCATAAATCTGCCCGTTGTGCGACACGCTAGGACCGAAGATTGTACGATATGTACCATCGTGTATCTCTTCAGTCGGCGGAAAACGCACTTCACCGTCCACAAAATACTTCTGACCGCTTATGACCTCGAAGTCCCCGTTATAAACGTAACGGTTCTCCGGTTTCGCCTCGTCGATCTCGCAGTTTGTGGTCCCAACTCTGAAGGGCCCGGATTCTTCTGGAACTTTGAAGAACGAGCCCTTAGCCCGAAAGTTAGACCAAACATTTCGGGATTTGCTTCCGCGTCTTTGACACCCTCGACATATTTTTGTTGTACATAATGGTGGAGGGTGTTCTGGA